CGGATGCCCAGGGAGAGGATGTGTTTGACGAATGTGGGGTCGTTGATCCAGGGTTTGACTTTGCTCATGCCTGGCAGGTCTCGGAGCTTGTGACCAGCCTGGAGGAGGTCGCGCAGCAGTAGGTATGTGCCCCATACGATCGTAGGGCGATCACCGCAGCACCAATCTATTTCAACCCATCCATTGCCGATGAATCCGGCACGGACGCGCCAGCCGTATACGACGGGGTGGAGGCCCATCTCTATTTTGCCGTCATCGGAGATGAGGCGCTTGAGGAGGTTCATGTTGTCGGGGGCGGGGAGGAGTGTCATGTTAGTCTGTGTTTTTGGAGAAGGGTGAGGAAGGCGAGCTCTGCTGTTTGTTCAACGACGGCATTTCCCGCCATGCGAAGAAGGTCTTCTGTAAAGTCGTACCCATTAGCTGTAAAACCCATGCGGGATTCAAGACGAGGGTGTTCCCAGGAGTGTTGAGACTGTCCTGGTCGCGCGGGCCATCCTCTTTCATCACTACCTCGTTGAGTGGTCGAGCGTTTTTGTTGTGTTGATTGCTTTTGCCACTCCTCCAATCCCGCGCTGAAGGAGTTGGCCAAGCCAACTCCTTCACTTGGGTCATCAAGCCGTCCCCCGATGCTTTGGACAATCCCTTGCGATTGTAATTTCCTTTGACCGTGGGTGTTGTCCACAATCGCACAGTCTCTTCCAGATAAAGAGGCACAGTGTTTTGGTTGGCGTTGACCTTGCGGTATTCCAAACATTTCTGCAAAGTTTCTTCGTCCCTCACGCGATTCACCGCTGTAGGCGTTGGCCACTGCAAGGATGAAGAGCCTCTTGCGAATGTGCGGAGCGCCAACCTCTTGCGCTGAGAATATTCCCTCTTTAACCGCGTAACCAAGCGATTCCAGAGAATGTTTGACCTCTCGGTATCCGAGATTGAGGTGGTTGGCGACGTTTTCGAAGAAGCAGCAAACAGGTCTAACTGCATCGACTCCGTGTTCGATGTAAGGGTAGAGGTGACGGGGGTCAAGAATGCCTTGTTGTAGGCCTGCTTGGCTGAAGGGCTGGCATGGATATCCGCCAGTGAGGACGTGTATTTTTCCGTGAAAAGCGTGCCATGGGAATGTTTTAAGGTCCGTCCAAACAGGAGCGGGAGCCAGTACACGTTGCTCCATTTGCGCAACCAGATTGTAGGCGGCAATGGATTCGATCTCCACATAAGCGGCAGGTTTGAGAATGTCTTCTTCTCTCCATTGATCACTTTCTGATGATCCCCGTAATGTTGCAACTGCTCTTGCAATACCTCTTTCGAGTGCACGCAGTCCTGTGCAAAGGCTGAGTAGAGAGAGTGGTTTGAAGGTATGAGCCACATGATTCATTCGTGTGAGTTTATTCAGGATTCATAAAATCTGGCGGAGGCCCAAAATCTATTTTACTTACGATTGGAATGTCCATCAGCCGCATAATCAACCGAAGGACGCAATCTTGGTATGACGGCAGTGGCTCCCAGTGTGTATTGGCGAGGTGGCTGAACTGCAGACGCAACAGCAATGTTTGGATCAGGAACTGATTGGTGGTCATTTGACTTTCAATACTTTTTCCATAGCCTGAAGGATTTCATTGGTGTTTTTGTTCCCAAAAACTCCGGACGCCACTTCTGTGATGGAGAGGTGGCAGGTAGTACACGTTCGCTTGCATCCTTTTTTGGTTTGTTTAAACCGCCAGGCGGGATGAGGGCATCTCTTTCGTTTCTCAGAAAGGGAGTGGTTCGTCTTCTTCTTCATGGAATTGTAGCTGTTGTTGTTGAATAGGTTCTTCTATGGGGGGCGGCGCATCATGTCCGTTTTCCGAGATCATTAATTTGTAAAGTGCCTTGGGATCTCGGGGCGCTCCGCTTTTAACGATCCATCCCATGCGTTGGAATTCGCGGAGTAGGGACTCTGCCTTGCTTTTTCCTACATCGAATTGCGCCTTCAATTCGTTGATGACATCGGCATATTTCATGGCCCCTTCCTCAAAGGCGGCGATCAGTAATTTTTTACGTTGATCAACAGATATCGAACTTCCTTTGATGGGGGTTCCTAAAACTTCCGGTAGTTCATCCACACCATGGGTGAAAGCAAAGGTGTCAAAGTCTCTTTCACGCGACGATTCGCATCGCACGATTGTGCATCCTTTCTCTTCATCTTTTTTGAGTTCGTATGTGATCTCCGCTTTGTTGGCGAGTTCTGTCCCAATGTGTCCCCGCGCATTGTCATCGGTTTTGTTGAGGTGAAGGACATTGATGATATGGATGTGGTAATGGATAGTGATGTCTTCCAGCCACACAATGAGTTCAGTGGTCTCGTCAGCATCGTTAATGTTGCTCATTAAATCTCTGATACCGTCGATGATGATCATTTTTGGTTTCTTCTTCCACATTTTGATTGTGTTGAGGATGAAATCACGACGATCTTTTGGACTCATGCCGCGTAAGAAGAATACCGGGATGTCGAAACCTGTTATTTTTTTAATCTTTTTAAGTATTTTCCATACATGTGGCTTCCCTTGCTCAGTATCAAAGAGCATCATCTCATCAGCAACAGCATTGTTTTGCTTAAAAAATAGTTTTGCGAGCCACACGATGAAGAGGGACTTGCGAGATTTCTTTTTTCCGGTGAGTAAAGAGTGGTTTCCGACGGTAGCGACAGGCACTTGGTCGATAGATATGAGAACTTCTTCATCCGGAGGCTGCTCGACGACCATGCGCTCCTTCCAAAGCGTCTTAATTTTCTCTTCAAGTGGCTCATTGATCGACTTTTCCTTGAGCAACTGAAGTTTTTCAATGTTTTCGTCGAGAACCTGGAGCGGATCAGCGCCATCTTCGAATCCTTTCTGATTGAGTCTGGCTCCGATGATTGCAATTTCGCGTTTGATGTAGCACTCAATGATAATTTGGGAGTGATACTCTAAGTTTTCGGATGAATTTGCTTTTGTTGTGAGTTCAGCTATGAAAAAATGGCCTCCAACGAGCTCTAATTTGCCTGTTGATTTGAGTTCATGCACAACCGATCTCATGTCGATCGGCTTGTTGTGGGCATGCAGACTTAAAATAGCCTTGTAAACTTCCTGATGACTTTCTGTATAAAAATGTTCTGGATGAAGAAGCTTAACAACCTTTTTGATTGCCTGTTTTTCTAAGATAATAGCAGCTAAAACGGTCTCCTCTATTTCAACAGCCTGGGCTGGTAGTTTCCCGAGTGACTCCGCGATGTCTTTTACCTGGAGTCTCATAAGCACACGTAATTATTTAAATGATCCTGCATTTGCTTAAAAAAAATAGTGGTTCTGGATAAAAAAAGGTGAGATCATCACCTTAAAGCAAAAGAGTTACAAGGGACGGTCAGCCGGAGCCCGAGTGGATGGGTGTAGCCATACAATAAATAGTTTAGAAGCCGTCCGATGAAGGTATTAAAAAATTTCAATGTTTATAAAATGTTAAGTGTGGATTTTTTGGAAGTTGCGTTTACACGCATTCAGGCTGGGAAATTTCTGACAATTCTTTTTCAAGAACACGGTCTTCAACAAGCGGCTCAAAGTCATTTTCATCATACAGGTCCTGATATCCTTCTAAAGAAATTGCCCAGAATCCCATAAACCAGCATACATAACCGTTAACAGTGACAATTTCATTAAACGATGGACTCTTAGCGTCACGAGAATGTACAGGCGTCATATCTCGCCAACTTTTTGCGACACATACAACTTGTTGTCTTGGTTTAAATCTTTTTGGTTTCATATGGAATGAGTTCAGTGATTTTAGGAAGGTAAAGTGGATGTTTCGGAAACTTGTTCTTTGTATATCCAAAGCAATACGTGCCTGAGAACATATTCTCTACGTCTTTTGCGCGATCGCGCACAATCTGATGTGGCCATTGTCCCCAGGCGAACACTGTTATTTTCGAATCAGCGTTCATTACGGAAAGCCATTCATCGGTGTTAACACCTACGGGGTCTGAGGGGATCAACAAGTCATTGGGAAACGGTGATCGATAGGCGAATAAGTTGCCGAAATATAAGCCGCCGTACCCCCATCGCTTGGCAAAGTCAATGCAGCGCGTGATCGTCGGATCGTTGTAATGTTCATTGGCCCGGGAAGGATTAAGGCCAATGAACAAGATGCATGGATGGCGGAAGTCCCATTTGCGCCAGAGAGCGTACCTGTACTTTCTATCGTCAGAGAATATTGCGCCGGTATGGGTATTAAGGTCGGTCATTTATCAATGAACGTAAAATAATTTGTCATCACCGAAGTTGCTATAGCCAATAACGAAGTGGTACCTTAATGCATTCCACTGCTCTTCAGTAATGGATATTTCTCTTGGAGAATATCCTTCGTTTGCAACCATTGGATGGATGATAAGTGTATGATTCCCATCCTTTTCTGATTTGTGAAAAATTTTAAATTTGTCGTCAGATTTTGCCGCCATAATTATTTTAGTTTATATGTTTTATTAGTGCATGATGATAAATGACCTGTAGATGGATCAATACCACTTTCTCTCATTGTTGCCCACCATTCTGGTGCGAAGTCACCAAACACAGGTTTCCATCCTCGAATGTTACGTTTACATTCAGGACATTCATCTGGGTGATGAGTGGTCGTTTTATGAGTAGCACCCACAACATCAAGTGATGATATAAAATGTTTCAAACACCGCCCTAAAATCTCATCGGATGATAACGGCCTTGCATAAATTTCCAGACGACGATCAAAACAAGATACACTTAGATTGCCTCCTGTAATTCGCACATCTTTGATGTCATGGTCAGGGTATTTGTTTGTCAACATACTCAACACTTCGGAATGTGGATTTTCTGCACTACATCGATAATATGCTATCACATATTCGAGCGTTGATTCTTCTAATGCAATCCATTCGTACATTATCAATACTTTAAATCAGTCCAGTGTATCAATTTCCAATTCTTAATGCTTTTTCTGAAGTATTTCAGGAACGACGTGATGCCATCAAATCCATCGTTGATCGCTATATCACGAAGTGCCTTGGCTCCGATTAATCTATCATCAATGTATACGAACAAGTACTGATTACCAGGACTAAGCGTGAACGGAGGAAAATCTTCTATCCGTCCATATTCTTTGAGCATCCATTTAGGCCTTCGCCAGCGTATAGTGATGCGTTGTGTATGTTTTACCACGCAGAGCGAGTCCACACCATCGTTGATCCGGTCAATGATTTTATATTTGTCTCCGCGGTACACCATTTGGATGGAGAGACCTGACCTCCATCGATCAGGCTTATCTTCTCGGATGGTATGTTTTTTGGGTCTATACAACTTTTTTACAACGGACCCGTCTGCAATAAGGGAATCACATGGAATGCCAGCACAAGAAAGAATTTTTTCCTTGAAAAAGGTAGGAGCTTTATTGATGTGTTGATAGAAGCCGAGAATCATTACAAAACTTTTTTAAGTTCGTAATGAAACCAATTTCTCTTTACTTTGTGATGCTTGGCGTCTTTCCATCCTCGCTCATATTCCTCTTCGCGAACTTCGTACACCGTTTCATGAAGTTTTTTCTTTAAATGCATCTCCAAAAGTTCGGCATACAAATTATTGCCGCATTCGAATTCTGAGATGATCGCCTTTGTGGCATATAAATCTACATCAATAGTTATCTTAATTGTAGATCCGGTCCTACTAATGTTTATCATGTGTTGTAATTTTCGTTTTGTCAATAGCTATACCGACGTCGATCAGCCCGAAAACGTCAAATTTTCTGGAAATAAGCCAGAAAGTGTTGTCGGCATGAATTTCCGGCATATATCCCTTTCGTTGTTTCCGATGATTGTATTCTTTTCTCTCTTCTTCGGTCATGTCATCTATAGAGCGCATTATAAACTGAATCTCTTTGAGAAGGAAAGCAAATGTCATGTCATCACTTCTCATAACAATGACAGGATTATACTTTTTTGGATCAAGATCACATCGGTAGTATAGGAACTTACACACACCATATGGCGTCATAACATCGTAACCATGGAGAAAATGGATGTAATCTTTAATGTCTTTGGTCATACTCCTTGCATTTTTGTTTTGTCAATGGCCAGACCGGCACCTATAAGGTCGAATAGATCGAAACCTTTGGATAGTAAATACTTGGTTAGCTGCATCCACCTATACCCGGGAATGTTTGTCTGTTTATGAAATATATCGGCCATCAATTCTTTGACCTGAAATATTTTTGATTCATTCGACAAATGAGATGATACTCCCAAGATAGACGCAACTTTGATACATTCATCTCCTGTCATATCCGATAGGGGTCTAAGAATCAATTTTACCTCTTCATAACTACATGGATAGAGATAAGTTAAATTCTGGGATTCAGTATGAACCCAGCGTACTTTAACAGGCTTCTTATGATTGATAAGGATGCCTTCAAGAAGACCAACATCATCAGCCTTTCGATATGAGTTATAATAACTCACAGCACATCCAACGTACAAAGGAATTATACTTTTCTTGTGGTTTACCACCCAAGTGATTGTTGATGTACTCATCCGAATATCAAAAATAAAGTAGTGACTATTACTATAGCGATTACCATCCCGATACCCGCCGCCATCAAAAAGCATCGGAGGTGATAAATGGCAACGCGAGATTGCCATGCAGACCTATTTTGATTCATAGTCGTAGCCCTCGGTTATAAAATATTTGCTGCCTTGTGATCTGTTTTTTTCAAGCCAATCTTCACACCGAACAAAGGCATCAAATTGACTCGTGTTGTCCAATGGATCAAAAGACTCTTTGTGGACAACATTGTGGCAGGGAGACACGGCAGATGAGGTCAAATAACCTGGTAGGGTTAAGTTACTGCTCCTTTTTTCGTACTCGATGATAATCCAGTGCCACATAAATTAGTCCTCACCAAAAGGATTTTCATCGTCATCCGATTCATAAATAACATCTCCACGAGAATTGTCATTATCGGCATTGGCTTGTAACTCCAGTTTCCTCTGTTCAGCCTTCTCCATGAACTTGTGGATATCCCAAGAGTCGATTGGCTTCACCTGCAGATTCTCTGCATATTGACGGGCTGTAGCCTCATCCACGGGATTGATAGCGTAAACGGATCCGGGAGCAATGAATCGGTTAAAAGATGGGTTGCTCTTTGTTTCAGGAACGTGAACATCCAGAAAGCCGGTGCCAGCGATCACGCGTTCGGATACTTTTCCGGCTATGCGTTGACGGCCCATGAGTTCAACAATAGCCCAAATTTCAAATTGTTCGGTTTGCATAAGTAGTGGTTGTTGGTTATGTGTATATTTTTAAATGTTAAAATATCTGAATATCTTTGCGCATGGCAAAAAACACGAAGAAATCATCCATGATCTCCGTCCGAGAGTTGGCCAATAAAGCCAATGTGGATTATCCGAAGCTTTATAATAATCTGAACGGCACCTATAGTTCGCTTACGCACCAGGAAAAAACTCAGCTTGTAAACGCTTTCTATGATGAGATGTCCACGTTACTTCAAAAGCTCGGATTTTACATGAAAATCCGACCCCTTAAAGATCAAGGTCAGACTCATCAGTAGGCCCATCCGACATAAATGACATCTGGCCATTATCCTCCTTTTTCTTTTTGTCGACGCGAAGGATAGGCTTGTGCTTATTGATCTGCTCAATGGTCATTTCTTTGGTGTATTCTGGCCACTCAAAACCCTGGATATCCACGGCAACCATCAGGGAGTCTTCCGGATAAGGGATCATGTAAATGGACGTGATCTCTTCTTTGTACCCCTGTTCCAGTTGTTTATCAGCAAACTCTCGGTTTGCCTTTAAAACATTGGTTCCTTTTGTGGGATAAATCGTAAAATCTACTGGGTTATCAGGCGATGGGGTTCCATTTTTTATGGTATCGACAAATGACTTTTTGAGTTTCTCCAAGCGATCTATTGCGCGGGAAGCGAGAGAACTCTGGCGTTCCAGTTCGTGAACGACGTCTTCTTCTAGGTCAATCTTTTCGGTATGTTCGAACGTCTCAGCGGCGTTCTCTTTGATCCATTGGGCCAGATTTTCTGGTGTCATGGTTTGAGGTAAGCTTCTGTGCTTCATTGTTTATGATTTAGTGATGTTTTTTATTCGTTTTCTAGCTTTTCAAGCTTTGTAACCAGATCGCTCAGTTCCTGCTGTATTACTTTTTTGACTTGTTGAATTTCTTTTTTTGTAGACCTACCTTTAAGTCCATTCAGCATGTTTTTCACGCGTATGTAGGAATAGTGGTTTTTACCAACAATGTCTACCAACTTATTTATGTTTATAATACTCATCGCGTTTGTTTTGACAAATATATAGAAAAAATATTCCACAAAAATATAGTATATATAAATATTTTAATATTACTTTTGGTGTAACAAAAACAGACAATAAACCGATAACGAATATGTCGCAACTCACAAAACTGGATCAGCAGCTTTCTCAGGCCAAAACGGTAAAGGACCTTTTTACCCTTCCCATGGTAAGGGATCGTTTTATAAAAAATTATGAACTCACCACCGGAAGAAAGGATGGAGAGAATTATTTTGAGCAGGAGCGATTCGCATACCTAGAAGCAATAGCGGACAAGCCAGATTTACATAGTCTGGAAAAATTTTGGCATTTCGCTGCCATTGTAAAGGCAGGGACTACAGGCCTGTCCTTCAGGGATAAAAGCTTGTACTTGATACCACAAAAAAAAGATGGCAAAATAGTAGGACTTAAAGTCGATTCTTCTCCATCAGGCAAGCGGAAGCAGATGGAGAATATGAAAACTGTTAAAAGATTCCCTGAAGCCATTCTCGTGATGAAAGGAGAAGAGTTCGTCCATGACAAACTCAACAACGTTGTGATTAAGCACATTTCAACAGAAAAATCAAATGATCACATCTCCATGGACAACATCCGTGCGGCATATCAACGCATACAGTGGTCGGACGGGACATGGACTGATGTTGTGGTTTATCATGATGACCTTGTTAAGGCCAGGTCCAAGACTAAGACAAAAGCGGATGATAGTGCATGGAATAGTTTCCCTGGAGAGATGTGCAAAAAGACCGCAACAAACCGCGCATTTAACAGATATCACAAGTATACCGATGGGGTTGTTGTGTATTCTGAAGCCAATGAAGAGGATGAAGACGAGGTTAATGAAACATCATACTCGGATGTTTCTGTGCAACCATCAACTTTCATGGAAATAAAAACAGAGACTGTAGACACGGAAACAGGTGAGGTTAATCCGCTTCCGGAGGACAAGGATACGCCGAACAGTTTCATGTAAGATACTGAAGGATGTGGCGGAATTGGTAGACGCCCATGCAGTGAACGTGATTGCATGGTATTACACCTGACTGATAACCAGGAAATTTCAGATAATGGTAACTGTGCTTGGCCAGTAGGACGAGATAGTATAAGTTCCATTGCGGGTTCGAGTCCCGCCATCCTTCCTATGTTTAATATAATTGGTAAGACTACAGATGGTAGATATGTTGTTTCAGGACTCGCGAAGATGTACTATGAAACCGGACTTCCTCTGTCAATAATTTTTGATAAGTGTAAGGAAAAGAATTATCAGATTTCATGGCCAGCACTTATTGAGGAATTGAAATCAAATGGAATGAAACCAGACAGAATTCACCATTTACTTAGTGAGCATATTTTTGAGTCGTATGGCAAACAATACAGGGATCAAATTTTAGACACTATCCAATGGAAGAATTTATTGACCTTGTAAAAAAGATGCGTGACGCTCAAACGCATTACTTCGCTGCGCGACGTGCTGGCAATAAGCAGGAAGCAGAAACATATTTGATCCAAAGCAAAATGCATGAACGTGAGGTGGATCTTTGGATCGAGGAATACGACAACCATAAATCGCAACTGAAATTATTTTGATATGTCAGAACAAAAAGAACTTCTCCCGATTAAACTAGAGCCTATACTCGTTCAGATACAAGAACGAGCGCCACGAATGGCCGCAGGCCGCGATAAAGCTGTTGCTGCTTTACAGGCACATTTGGACACCAATCCACAAACAACCGAAGAGAAAAAGCAGTGGTCTGAAAAAGCGAATTCTCTGCTCGTTGCTGTACGTAATACATACAATCAAATTTATGCTCTTCGTAAAGAGGTCACTGATCAAACCGACAAAATCAAGGATTTTTTGATGACCTTCGAAAAGGATATTGATCAAAACGCAAAAGATAATCTGGTTGTGTCCATGCGTAGTCGTATCGGGGCGTACAACCAAGAAATATTGGATGCCAACAAAAAAGCCGCAGAAGAGGCAGCCCGGCAGAAAGAGAAGGAGAATCATAAAGTGGAGATTTCTGTCCGGATCAAAAAGAATCTTGCTGACATGGTGATCGCCAGACTACAAAAGGTGCATAAAGGAAGCAATGAATATTTTTCCAATGTGACACTGGAAGAATTTGATGCAAAAGCGACACAATTCAAAAAGTTCAAACCGATTCTTAAACAAGAAGATTACATATCGTGCTTTGCGACAGAATATAACCGTAATCTACTTACGGAAGAGGAATACAAGGCCCTTATGGAGAAGTTGTCTACAGAAGAACCATACGAGAAGTGGAATGAAGAAGTTATGAAAGTGGTTGTTCCTGTACTCAACGAATATATTGCGTCCATTCCGGACATCAAGCAAAAACTCATCGCGTTAAGTAATGCAAAGAGTGAGGAGGATCGAGCAAGAATTGAGTCTGAGCAAAAACAAAAGGCAGAAGAGGAAGAAAACCGCCGCCAGGAAGAAATAAGAAAGAAACAAGAAGAACAGGAAGCAGAGATCAGGCGGAAGGCAGAACTTGATAAAATGGGCAATGAGTTCGTTGAGCAGATTGTTACGCAACAGTTGGAGGAAGCAGGCCCGGTGAAATTAATCCTTCGATTCAAGGAAGATAAACCGGTTAAGGCCTTGGCTGAGATCATGTACCATTGCTTTATGCATCCGAAATTCCCTGGCATCCAGAAGATGAACAAGCAAAAGCAACCAATGTTTGATGAACATAATTTTCCGGTTTATGTTGATGGTGCCGATTGGTGGATCAGCTTCTTTGTTAAGAACTGCTCGGTTGACATTGAGGGCGTCGAAATAAAAGAGGTGTCAAAAGTTATCGTTAGAAAATAAAACACATGTACATATTTTTTGACACAGAGACTAATGGTCTCCCGAAGAACTACAAGGCCAGCATGTTTGAACTGGAAAATTGGCCACGAGTCATACAACTCGGATGGATTTTTTTGTCGGAAGACCTTAAAACATTTTCAGAAAACAAATTCTTCATCAAGCCCGACGGATGGACTGTGCCGAAGGAACCATTTTGGGTTGAGAAACAATATTCCACGGAGCGCTGCGAGAAAGAAGGCATCCCCATGAAAGTCGCCCTGGAGGCATTAGTCAATGACATCAATAAAAGTCGTGTCATGATCGCGCATAATCTTAGTTTTGACCATAGCGTACTTGGTTCAGAGATGATCCGATACAAAGTACGTGCATCGGTGTCGACCAGAAAGATATGCACGATGAAGGCTTCTGTTGATCTTTGTAAGATACCCGGCAATTATGGATACAAATGGCCAAAGCTGGAAGAACTGCATCGTTATCTTTTCGATGAGGATTTTGTTGGAGCTCACGACGCATTAAGCGATTGTAGGGCCACGATGAAGTGCTTTATAAAGATGGTAGAAACCAAGGTGATCACATGAGCTATTACGATCACGATTATGTGTCCAATTCAGACCTTAAGGCGGCGATAGACAAGTATTATGGGGTTCCATCGAAGTCAGATAATCTGGCGGCAATATTTGAGGTGGGGACACTCAATCATCATGCTTTGCTTGAGCCACATAAAGCGGAACGGACTCATAAAGATTACCTATTGGCCCGGCAGATGGCTCAAACAGTATTGGAGGACTCATTGTGCCAGAAATTAATAATGATGCATGACTTCCGTCGTGAGCATGAATGGTATCGTGTGAACAGGATGGGATTCAAAGGCGTTCGATGCAAAACGGATGGGGATAGCAGGATGCTGTCAACTATTTTTGAATATAAAGGACTGTCCGTTACGACTGATAAGGCGTTTTATGAAGCGCTTACGTCTCTCGGGTATGATCAGTCCGCATATTGGTATCTCAATGTTACAGGCTTAGATCAATACCTCATCGCTGGAGCTTCAAAGAAGAACCCAAAATTATTATTTAAGCGATTGATTGACCGTGATCATCCACTGTATAAATCTGGGGAGGCACGAGTAAGTCGTGGAGAGTGGGTATGGAAACAATTAGGATTAGAATAATACAAAAATTATAAATAAAATTATGGCAGGTTTAAATCGCGCTCAACTTCTAGGAAGACTTGGAAAAGATCCCGAGTCAAGACAAGCAAATAATCAAACGGTCACCAACTTCAGCATTGCTACGTCCGAAACCTGGAAGGATAAAGTCACTGGAGAAAAAAAGGAAACCACCGAATGGCATAACATCGTCGCCTGGCGCGGTGTTGGAGATATTGCAGCAAAATATCTCAAAAAAGGAGATATGGTGTACGTGGAAGGTAAACTGAAGACAAGATCGTGGGAAAAGGACGGTGTTACCCGATACGTAACAGAGATTCTTGTCGATAATCTTGTATTGATTGGAGGCAATAAATCAGGAGGATCAAGTAATAGTCCTGATAGCAATTCTGCCTCAAGTGCACCCCCATCAAGCACTACGAGTACGTTCATGGGAGAGGATGACTTACCTTTTTAATGTATGAAAGTATTTGTAGCCGGAGCATTTGACTGCCTCCACGTAGGACATTTCAATCTTCTTCTTTTCTGTCGGCAGATCGCAGGAGAACATGGAGAAATATTCGTGTCGATCGACACAGATGAGAAGATTAGGAAAGACAAAGGAGACGGACGTCCAATTATGGGTGAATGGCAGCGTTGGAAGGCAATAGCTTCTATCCGAATGAATGGGAAACCATTGATTAAAAAAATATATACGCACTACGATGATATTTGTCTAAGAACCATCATTTCTGATGTTCAGCCAGATTATATCATCGTCGGGTCCGATTATCAAGGCAAAAATGTAATAGGATCAGATAAACATGCTGTCATATATTTCAGGAGAGACGACAACTTCTCCACAACTGATATTATTAAAGCCTGTCAAAGCAAAAAACCATGAATACACAAGAATTTATCGAACGCGCCAGCAACGTAAGTATTGCTGTTATTGGTGACTACATCCAAGACCGATACATCATCGGCGAGATGGAACGAATAAGTCCAGAAGCACCTGTGCCTGTTCTTCGGTTCATAGAACAGCGATACTCTTCTGGCGGAGCCGGGAACGTGACAAAAAACCTGGAAAATATTGGGGTGCACACACAATTCTTTCACAGCCCAAACAGTAGGGTGGTCAAAACCAGGATAATGGCTGGGAATCATCATATCGTCAGGATTGATGAAGATATAATTGCTCCTCCCTTAGAATGGAGAAGCACTGATTGGAGAGAGTCTTTTGAAAATATATTGCCACACATGAATTGTGTTGTGCTTTCCAATTATCACAAAGGCACCATCGATGAAGAAATAGCTAGTGAAGTAATACACCTATGCATTGATAAGAAAATACCAGTCATCGCTGACGCAAAAAGGGACTTCTGGCATTACAGGCATGCAAACATCGTAAAATGTAACGCAAAGGAGTGGACTGAATATAAGAATGAGGACGATACAGGAGAAAGTCAATTCTGCGATGAGTTTGATATCGACAATCTGGTTATCACTCGTGGCGAAAAAGGTATATATGTCACGGACAGAGAAGGATCATATGGCGCTCACGGCGTATCCGTTCCTATTGTTGATGTGTGTGGCGCAGGAGATACCGTGACAGCAATTCTTGCTGTGTGTCTTGCGCTGGACATTGATCTAAAAGAAGGAATAAAACTGGCGAACGCTGCTGCAGCAGAGGTTTGTAAGCATCCTGGTGTGTACTCCATTACAAAAGAAGACATCCTAAATCTGACTTTCTAATGCAAATCCTCATTGATTTTGATGCTACCGTAGTGAGTAACGATTATCCATTTATGGGTGATGAAATACCTGGTGCTGTGCGCATACTAAAGCGCCTTCGCCAAGAAGGCCATGATTTGATCCTTTTCACTATGCGGGCCGACAATCTTCTTGACGATGCACTGGAGTGGTTTAAAAACAGGGATATTGAATTGTTCGCAGTCAACAGTAATCCTATGTTTGAGACAGGAAGCAGAAAAATCTATGGACACGTTGTGATCGATGATCACAACTTAGGCATTCCTTTAACCCACGATCTGGACTTTCACAAAAAGCCTTTTGTTGATTGGGAATCTGTTGAGGACATGCTTATCGCAAAAGGAGTGTTAATGAGTAATCACAAGCCATTAAAAAAAGCATTCGTATGATATTAGAAATAGTAGCAATAGAACGAGTATCAAAAGTCAGCTTCAGAATTGTAACCCACAAAACAGTCCCTGTACGTATTGAAGACAAAGAAGTTGAAGGCGGGAGTTATGAAACCACAATTCAAGCCCCGCTTGAGTATCCTAATCTGGTAATCGATATTATCATGGAAACAAAAGAACCTGTTCCAATAGGATGCCAGTTACTTGATGAGGATAACCATCTTTATTCATCAGTGTCGGATTATGAGGTTCGTGCGAGTATTCCATTAAAACAGCACGGACAATATAACACACCAAAAACACTTACAATCGCCAGTACATCACACAAAGAAGGATGATTCAACTTCGAGAAGACCAACGCCGTACCGTTGACAAAGGGCTTGAGATACTCAAGCGATACAACCTGCTTTATCTGGCAGCAGAAGTGAGGACCGGTAAAACCATTATGGCGATGACTATCGCGAAGGAGATAGGATGGAGGAAGGTTTGTTTTATAACGAAGAAGATGGCGATATCAAGCATCAAGTCAGACTATCAAAAATTAGGTCATACCTTCCAAGTGTTTGATGTTCTCAATTATGAGCAAGCCGCCAAATTGCACCCATTGTATGATGGATTCATTTGTGATGAGGCCACATCGATCTCAGCCTATCCAAAACCTGGAGTATACTGTAAGGCTATAAAAAAAGTCGTCGGGAAGAGTCCAGTAATCCTTATGTCTGGCACTCCTTCTCCTGAATCTTATTCTCAAATATATCATCAACTGTGGATCAGTTATTATAGCCCATTCTCTCCATACAAAAACTTCTACGCATGGGCTAAGGACTATGTTAACATTGGAAAGAAGTTTTTCAAAGGACTGTCATTTAACGATTACTCCAGTGCGAAAGACAACGAGATCAAGGAGGTACTATCGCATTACATAGTGACATTAAGCCAACAGGAAGCTGGATTCAAATCTGAGGTAGACGAGGAGATTATTTGGGTTGACATCGATGAGCGATTGTATAAGTTAATGGCTATCCTCAAAAAGGACAAGGTTTATCGGATGAAGGCAGGCAATTATATTGTTGCCGACACGCCAGCAAAAATGCAGCAGTTGTTTCATCAGATCAGCAGCGGTACCGTTATATCGGATGACGGTGTACGTCATACACTGGATGAAAGTAAGGCAAGATTCATTAAAAATAAGTTCGCCGGTCAAAAGATTGCTATCTACTACAAATTCATCGAGGAAGGCAATCTTCTCCGGAGAATGTTTCCTATGCACACAGACATTCCAGAGGTATTCAATGATCGGAATGATGTAGTCTTCATCTGCCAGGTAGTCAGCGGCCGAATGGGTGTCAATTTGAGTACAGCGGATTCGCTGGTGATGTACAACATTGATTTTTCTGCTACCACCTATTTCCAGGTAAGAGCACGGATGCAATCACAGACAAGGACAAAGGCCAGCAAGTTGTTTTGGATATTCAGTAGAAATGGACTTGAGAAGCACGTCTATAATGCAGTAAGCAAAAAGAAGCCGTATACGTTGTCATACTTCAAAAAAGACTTTGGAGTTAAATAATGGCTGCTGAATCAAAACTTCAGTCCAGAATTCATCGGCATCTAAAGCGAAAAAAGTGGCTTGTTAATAAAACCATTCTTTGTTCTGTTAACGGATGGCCGGACACCACCGCGATCAAGAAGAGAAGAATAGTGTTCTTAGAAATAAAAGCGACAGGGCGAACAGCAGAGCCGCTACAGGAATACATACACGGCCTTATACGATCTCATGGATTTGAGGTGTATGTGATCGACAAATGGGAAGATTTTATCGCTTTAAATTTGTGAATGACATTTAAATATCTTAATATTGTTATACCAATGCAGACGGCGTTGGATGGTCTAGAACGGATTCGGCATACAGCCGTTTTCAAAACAAGGCTCTGGACACCCGTTCCAGAGCTTCTACGCTGATACAGCAGACATGTTCTTTGAAAATATTGGCATTCTCAATCATCTTTCTTCATTTCAGTGGGGTATTATCGATCTGTGGTTGAGATGCCATGTTCTTTAGCACGGACGCGCGGAGTTTTATAGAGAGGGTCTTTTCTCTGATGCGTTCGTGTTTTTTATTGACACAATATGAAAGCACTAAAATTTTACTGCAGAAACTCATGGCCGTTATGGATTGCAACGGTGATAATGCTGTCTATATCTTTTTATTCTAATACGGATGAAGCATGGATAGTGCTGTTCACAATGATCATGCTGAATACGGCTGTCTTCATTGGACTAATGATTCAATTTAAAAGGCGAAAAACATGATACCGGAAAAAGTACAATCAATCATCAATGACAAAATCTTTATGATTTTGATCTGTTCGTCGTTAGCTATGATTTTTGGTTTTTACTCAGGAAAGAAATTCTACAAGCCAGAAGATTCATTTATCGTGTCAGATGAAGTTGTGTACATCGACACTAAGGTGTATGCATTTCGAAGGAACACCATTACATTCAGTGATGGGCGAGTGGTTCATCATGTAAAAAGGTTTTTCAAGGACACAGGAATGATAACTGATTTATAATTTTCATTAGAGTGAAACGTGATGAATTACAAATTGTGGTTTATACTGAATCTTATTTTGATGGAAAGATAGAAGTTGATTCGTTAGATGAGTGTAAAAAACTGATTCACAAAAATCACCTTAATTCAGTTCGTGTTCAGATTGGCAGTTATAGACTGTTGTTACATCCATCAAAAGATGGAGTAACCAGAAAAATAGATGGGTTTTCTGATTTGTCTAAAACATATGAGTTATTTAATTGTCCTCCGTGGCTATCTACAGTAACAGTTGATGAGAAGGGTCGACCAGGAGGAGTATATGTTTCAAACATAAAATAAACCACATAAAAGTATGACAGAAGCACAGAAACACTTCATTAAAACTTGCGTGAATTCCCATATGCAAGAACTCAAGGAATTGAAAAATAATCATGGTCTCTCAAACGTGAAAGATTTCTGGTATTCGGAAGAACACGATCTTTGGTTTCTAACCTTTGAAAAGGGTGAAAAGCAAGAATTTGACACGAAAGAATCCTTGTTAAAATGGATTCTGACTCCAGAAACTGTATGAGCCTTTATCGTGTCACAAGATATGTGGTAGAATACTATGAGGTTGAAGCCAATAGTAGAAAAGAGGCCGTTGCTTTTCCCGCAGAAAATCCATCAGAAATTCATGTGAAAAAGGTTACGGCAAAACTAAAAAAAGAACGAGTCCGAGCTTCTGGATGGTCTGAGCACATGGAAAATGGTGGTTTGCTGGATTGGGGTCCTAATAATCAAAAATAAAATGGAAGAATTCAAGAAAGAACCAATGTATGTACTCGTCGCCCCTGACGGTACGCCACAACTAAGCACTTTATGCCTTGATTTCCCTACATGTGTCGGATTTATCAATATGCTCGCATCTGCTGGACTTGGCAAGGAATTCAAAGCATTGACTGATGAGGGTTTTAAAATCCTACCAGTTAAAGTTACGATCGTACAAAACGGTGATGAGAATAAACCATTTACGGAAACTGTATGAGAGGCCATCCCCCTGAACCAGTATTTAAAGCCGGAAGGCGAAAAGCCGCATGCACGGTAATCATTAATAAGATCAAATTCCTTATGAAAGATTCCGAGGACGGTAATCTTGTGAAAGCATTGATCGCGATGGAGGAGTATAAACACAAGCTTGAAACTGTATGAGACGGTATAGGCATGCCTTCACAGAATGGCATTTTCACAATCGTTGGGCGGCAAGGAATCGTTATTCGAGACCTTGTGACTGGGTCTTGATTGGTATTCATACACGGTGGTTCTCTCATGAGGAGTATAGCTGGCGCATCAGTCTGTTCGGATTCGAGTTGTCTTTTTGGTTTAAAAGGAAAATTGTATGAGTTTATTTATCACCACCCTCTCCCTATTGATTCTCTTCTCCCCTACTGCCTTGAAGGTATGGAGGGATAGATACGGGGTTAAGCATCCGGACCCTACGTTCATTGTTTTTATTGGGGTGATGATAGGAGCCGGATTTGTTTCTTGGTGTGTCATGCATTGGCCATCAGCAGGTAGTTCATTGATCTTGGCGTTGTTATTGATTGCCAAGTATTCCATTGTTTCGGCATCGTTATACGCTTCGATATTCCCATACTGGATCAACTATGTGCATCTGAAGAATCGAATTACAGGAATACAGAGGTATCTGAGAGTATATGTAACATATCCGCATTCTAAACGGAAAGAAATTTTCATGCATGTGGTTTCTCACCTATCCAACTTTGCATGGCCTGATAAAACATGGTGGTGGCGTAAACTTGGATGGAAGGGGCGCCTGATTGTTAATGCAATCATTCTGATCGGAGGACTAACACTGTTTTTTATATGAAGAGAATATTGCTGGTATCAACTATTTACTCAGTCGTTATTTATTTAATTTTCTCTCTATGCCATTGGTCTTTTGTGACGAATGAATGGCCGGCAGAAGCACGTTATTCTCTTGGATTCTTTATGATTTTGATATGGATTTTTGTGATTGGGGATACGCTTCATAAATCATGAAGATTTTAACTATCATACTAGTCATTTCATCAACGATTGTATCCCATGGGCAAAACAATCAATCATTCTATAATGAACTAAACGATATACGGTCGAAGCATCTTCTCAAGCCTCTTGCTGTGGATACTGTACTTGAAAAAGAATCTAAGCAATGGTTATTGGCAACCAGTAAGCACAGATCATTGATTCATGGAAAGTCAACTCCTCGGAATGGAGAAAAATATAGGGCAGAAGTACTAGCCAACTGCCCATCATCGTTAGAGTGCTGGATGGAAAGCCCTGCGCATCGAAAAATAATTCTCAGCCGCAAAGCACGTAAGATAGGATATGCCTGGATGAACGGAAAAGCTTGCGCACGCCTTACGGATTAGCGCTTCATAAGCGACCTCACTTTTTTCTTATACTTGGTTCCTCCGCCTTTTGTTGGACTATCCGTTCCATATGTCATCGCCATTGGCTTAAGTTTACTTCCGGATTTCCCAGAAGCCTTCTTTTCTTTTGTAACTGTGGTGGTAGTTGTTTTTACCGGACGAACGTCGGGAGTAACTTTTATTTTGGATGAGAATTTTGGAGCATCTTCTTTTACCTCTGTGTAACCAGCGCGGTAAGGCTTACCTCCTTTCATCACGATGTCCTTTTTCTTTGCCTGGGCTTCTTTTACAAAAGCAGGAGTGGGTTTGGTTTTACTCTCCGGACCATATCGCTTATCTCCAGTCCTCACGTCTGCGGGAGTATACTCTCTTGTTGTTTTCCCTCGCTCAAAGGTCATCTCTACACCGCTTTCTTTCTTTGGTGCAGACCCCACTTTTTTGACGGTGGTTTTAGTGATTTTCTTTTTCTTACCTGGATCAGTTACATTTGAGTAGATTTTCATGGCTTCTATGGTTAATAAATTTAGTGACTTTGACGTGTGCAAAGCGTTCAAACACAAAGATAAAGCATTATTACTCAAATACATTGAACTCGTTTACAGTAAGGAATCACAGCTTAACAGCATCCAAAACCTAAATGAGCGCAAGGTAGAGGCTTGTGTAAAAGCTGGTCTTGATCCAGCCGATGCACAAATGATAGCAATAATGGACATGAAAGATCCTGAGATGAACAATCTCATTTTTCATTTCCAATCATACTTTCAAAGCAGCATTGATCATCAGCAGTACATGACGGACCTGCAGACCTTTCTGGATCTTCAGAAGGTATTGATGACACCTATTTCATTTACTGATGAAGATGTGGAGGCAAAATACAAAAAGCGGGATTCGCTGCTGGCCATTAGCGACAACCTGCGGCAGCGCATCAATCGGCTCCGGGCAGAACTTTACAGCGTCGACACCAAGGATATGGCTGACCTTAAAGTTCGGCAATTATTGAGCCCTGAGCAGCGGATCAAAATGATGAAATCATCTAATGTATAACAAGCCGCCCAACGCGAACATTTACAAATTCCAGTGGCTCATCACTGGTATCTCGGGGCCCGGCATACCGGAGGTGTATCTCCCAGAAATACCTTCCGATGATAAGATTCTGTTTAAAAAGGAACAGAAGTGGGTTCGTCCGGAAATGCCTCCGCATCTTCAAAAGGCCGTCAAGGAAATGCTTACCCGAAGGGTAAAGAACCCAGACTATGTCCATCCATTGGAAGGAAGTGAACTTGCTGAATGGGAACACCAAGAATGGGAGAGAGGCACAAACGGGGTATACATATTCAATAAAGGGGTGCCGACTTACCTGACGCCATTCTATTACAAATACCTATCCGCATGGCGCCCGTATTTCGGTAGTCCTTCATTCAGGGACACGGACAAGGAAATAACATACTGGATTCAGTACTGGGAGGAGGATCCAAATTCTGCCGGCGGATGCTTCAACACAGTACGCCGGTACGGTAAATCCGTATTGATGGGATCATGGGCTACTTTTCGGACCATCAGCAATTACAATCATTTCAGCGGGATGCAAGGGGAGACGGATGATAAGATCAAGAAGTTCTATAACAAGTTCGTCAAAAAACCATTCTACAAATTACCGTACTACTACCAGCCATCTTACAATACGGACACCAAACAGACCTCGCAAATTGAATTTGACGTGCCTCCGCGGAGACGAGAAAGCAGGAGTTCAGCCAGCGAAGTAGAGTCTTTGGAGTCCATAATTGAATACAGGGAGTCAAGCGAGGGGGCCTACGATGGTGATATCCTGAACACCTATTTGTGCGAAGAGCCCGGCAAACTGAAAAAAACCAGCTTGTACAGCGAAGATGGCGAAGGCCGATGGGATATAGTGTTACCGTGTTTAATGGACGGATTGGAGTTTATAGGCAAATGCCTGATGGGCACGACGGTGGAGAATTTGAACATGAAAGACCGCGGCGGAAAGGCCTATAAAAACCTGTTCTATGACTCTGATTTTGACAAAAAACAGCCCGACGGCAGAACAAAGAGCAATCTTTACTCCGCCTTTCTTCCTGGTGACTGTGCGTTGAAAGGTTTTTTTGATGAGTGGGGATTTCCTAAAAGAGAAGAAGCCAGAGCCAAACTGCTCCAGCGCCGGGCCGCATTCAAAAACAGCCCAAGCAAGCTGGCGGGGCACATTCGCAAGTATCCATTAACCATTCGCGAGATATTTTATACAAACCCGGCATCGTGCGAATTTAATGCGGTTATTCTGGAGAACAGGAAAACGGGATTGTATGAGATGACTGAACCGATTGTTTCCCGCGGTGAGTTTTACTGGTTGAACAATAAACGATTTGGGGAAGTGAGATTCAGACACAATCCGCACACCGGGTGGGCGGTAATCCATTCCCTTCCAAGTGATCCAAAAGAAACCAACCTTGTAAATACCCGACTGGCCCCGGGCCAGTCGAAGCATAGTCCAGGGAATGATCAAAAATTTATCGCGGGAGTCGACCCGATTGACCATGGTGTCCAGGTAGAGGGTAAGTCGGGAACGGATGAGTTTATCAGTACACGCAGATCACGCCCCGTCCTTTTCATAAAAAGGAAGTATGACACATCCATCGATGGGTTCCTTACACAAGAAATAATGGAGCAGCGACGGGATGAGCAATACCCGTATAAGACCAACCGATACGTTGCAATGATGGATGTTCGGCCCAATGATCCAAATGTGTTCTATGAACGGGCTTTGATGATGTGTTGGTTTTTTGGATGTAGCCTACACCCGGAATCTCAGAAACCAGGCGTTATTAACTACTTCCATGAACAAGGGTGTGGCGATTTCATCCTCAGCAAGTATGTGCCAGAAACAGGAGGTTATCGAAAGAATGTACACATGGATGGCACTCCAGCAAGCCAGATTACCATTCAAGAATACACCGGGGCCCTTGCGACATATGTTGAGTACTTCGGACACACCATTCCATTTATTGAACTTGTTGAGGATCTTTTGGTATTTAATCCAAAGAAGACAACAGAATACGACTATTCCGTCGCCGCTGGATTCACTGAACTAGGTTGTAAAATAGCGCCAAAAATGAACACTATTCCGTTAATGGATATTCATGATTTCATGCCAGGATTCGACCAATATGGAAATGTTGTAAGGTAATTCGTATTTTTGAGTTAATCCTCAGAAAATGCAGACAGCCAAGGTTGCCAAGCTCCGAAAGAACCTTTATCAGGTTTTAGAAGAAAGTGAGATCGAGATCAACCCTGATCATGTTAACGATTGGCATTATTGCAACTCCGGAGCGCCATTTTTTGCTTTGCAAAAACTATTCAAGGACTTGTCTTCTGGCACGTTCAATTTCGCGGCCGCGATATCTTCTCCAAGATCGATTCGATACAGGCAAAGAGATTCTGATTTTGATGGAGGCAAACGAGGCGATTACCAATTTGTGGATCAGAATGGCGGAAAAATGGCCATACCCAGTAAAATATTTAAACTCCTATTCCCATGACCGACTCCGAAGAATTAGTTGATAGCGATTTCATGGTCAAAGGATCAGTGTTCCCGAATGAATTTGTATCTCCTAAAGCCAAGGAACGTCCTGAGTATGGACTGCATTATGTAAAAGGAATGTACTATAGTTCTAGTCGGTACGGAGGATACCATTTTTGGGACGACAATGAGTACCAAGCACTCATTGAAGTGGCTCAAGGCAGGCAAAGTGTTGACTCTATTCGAAAAATGCTCGGCTTTTTCAAGGACCCAAATGACGATGCTCAAGATGAAGGAGCGGCAAGCCTAGCCTATATTGACGTACAGGTTCTTAACCTCGCTCCAAAATATATAAATAGAGCAGTCTCTAAAATCATGGCCGTTGATTACGATGTATCGATCGAAGCTATTGATGCAGCATCGGTCCATGAGAAAAAGACATACGAGGCTTCTATTCAAGCTTTCTATGAATACCGAACGTGGATTGAAGACATGAAGATGAACCCCAGGGATTTCTTCCCTGACCTTGATGTCGACATCCTTCCTGAGTATCCGGATGAGTTAATGTTTGAAATGTTAACCAACCCGAAGCTTAAAAAAGCAATCAATGGAGAACTGGCGATCTCATTGGCTCATGAGATCAATGACTTCAAGCAGAAGATGCGTATGGTGGCTTGGGATATGGTTACATTAGGAAGAGGCCATCTTCACACATATCGAGATGCAAATGGCGTCCCACGAGCAGATAAAATAAATCCTAAATATTTCATCGGCAGCTATGTGGAGGATGAGAATTTTGACGGCCAAGAGTATGCAGGATTTTTTGATTTCCCGACAGTAAATGAGTTCCGAAAGGAAGCCCGCGCCTCATTAACGGAAGAAGAGATCGAAAAAGTTGTTCAGCATTTTTCATATCAAAACAGCATTGAAAACGCTTATCACCCAGCCCGCGAAAATCAAAAGTATGACGGGCTTAATTACATACCAGTTCTTCGTTTCTATTTTCTCAGCCAAGATGAGCGGTTATACATCACCCGAGAGAATAATTATGGCAACACAACAATGATGGAACGGGGGCTTAAATGGAAGCCCAGGGAAGATGATGAGAATTTCAAAAATGGCAAATCCAGAATTATCCGAAATGAATACACGTCCGTGTATGGCGGCACATGGGTTTTGGATAGCGATATTGTTTACGATTACGGCAAAAAGAACTTCCCGCGGACTAATCTGGTAGACGCCAAATTGCCAATCATCACATTTTCTCCAAACTATAAAGAAGGTCGCACGGTAAGTTTCGTGTCACAAATGATCGAGCCATTGCTTATGGTGAATGTGACATGGAACAAGATAAAAGAGATTCTGGCTAAGGGATGGATGGGTGTTCAGGAAATAGACTTTACGCAGCTTGAAGAAGTAGCCTTGGGCGCCGGCGGAAGGAAATGGAGACCAAGAGATGTTTACGAGCATTTCTTACAAACCGGGCGCTTAATTAAGCGATCACCAGTCAATAAGTATGATCAGCGGTATAGCAACAGTGCCATTGATAGTAATCCCACAGGTCTTCAGCTTGCAGATTATTTTAATGCATTCACGACTGCCATCCAGATGTTGGAGCAGATGACCAATACAGGAATAGCCGAATCAGTCAATCAACCTGATCGACTTGCTGTAAAGGTCGCGCAGATGTCTCAGATGGCAGGAAATATGGATATGGAGTATCTTTTTAACGGATACGAGTATCTATTTAAACGCGGCAGCGAATCATTGCTCCAATTAATCCAGGAAGCAAAAAGGGATGGCATCGGGATTGAGGGCTTTATCTCAGCCCTCGGGATGCACTTTTCAGTCCCCGATGAAGTGGCTTATTGTGACTATGGGTTATTTGTAAAACGGGCCCCGGGTCCGGAGGAATGGATTGATTTTTATAATCAACTGTCCATTGGGCTTGAGAAAGGCACCGTTACACATCTGGATGTGGCCTACATTCGTGAAATCCGCAACCTTAAGAAGGCTAGGCAAATTCTCGGCATCCGGATCAAAATCAATGAGCGCAAGGTTGCTCAAATGCAATCAGCAAATAATCAGGCCGCCATGGAGGCTAACCGGGTTGCTGCCGCTGACAAGACACAAGGAAAATTGGCAGAAATACAAGCTAAAGCAGCCGCTGACCGAGAAAATATAATTCTGCAAGGCAAGATCAGCGAACTCCTGATGATGAAAGAAAAGCAACTCGATTCGATCATAAAAGGAGTGGAGCAGCAAGTGAAAAAGGAGATCAGCAAACAGCAAAGCATTGATGAGATTGTAAAACAGGCCTTAAGAAATAAGGTGGAAGCATTAAAGGTTGAGAAGAGGGAGGACAAATCGCCAGAAGATTAAAACATTTTCCATTATATTTGTCTTAAGTATTATGGTTGTACTTGTTGTTGACTTCACAAAAGCCCCTCCGCCTTGGGGCTTTTGTTTTTATAGCGGCAATTCACGATTTTTGATAAAAATATTTCAAGATGGCTACTGACAAAATTATCTCACTTGACACTTTAGAGGAAGTCGAAAGACCCCAACAGCAACCAGAAACTCCAGCCAAACCAGACCCGTCAGAAGACGAAAATGACGAGGAGGAAGAGGAGGAAGAAGAATCTCCCGCAGAAGCAGAGGAAGAGAGTGAAGAAGAATCCGATCCCGAGGAAACGGAAGAAGAAACCGAAGAAGAGGCTGAGTCTGACGGAGAAGAAGCGGAAGCAGAAGATGAGGAGGAAGATGACTCAACGGATCCGGATGAATTCATAAAAAATAAGTTCGGCGAGGAATATGGCATTGAAAATGAAGAGCAATTCAAAGAAGTGCTTGATCGTGCCACTGAACTTTTGGATGAAAATGAGAACCTAAAAAAAGAACTTGAGGAGGCAAAAAAAGCCCCAAAGGAACCGGTTTTCAAAAGTGAATCACAGAAAAAAGTCTATGACATCCTAAAGGATTATGATCCTGAAAAAATTCCTGATGGACTTCATATGCTTGCCACACTGGTAGGCATGGAAGTGGATAAAACAGACACTCGCCTTGTCCTTGAGCAAGAGTTCATCATGAGACACCCAGAACTGTCCATTGACCGAGCTCGTAAAAAATTTCAGCGCGACTACGATCGTAAGTATGTAATTGATGAGGATAATTTTGAGGGGACGCGTGAGCAACTTCAAGAGAAGAAAGAAGATATCGAGAGCGATCTGGATATTGAACTTGCCCGAGCGAAGAAATTCATCAAGGAAAAACAACAAGAGTTTAAGCTAAAAAGCGAAAATAAAGAGGAAAAAACTCCGGAAGTGAACGAAGAGTTGCAGTCCAACATCGCAAAGAACATGGACGAATTCGCTGAACATTTCCAGGATATTCACACTCTTACTTTTGAGATAGATGAGAACGACAAGCATCCTTTTCATTTCAAATTCAATGATGAAGAACTGAAAAAGATCAAATCTGTCGTTGACAACTTTCTCAAAAACCCAGCGTCCTATGACAAAAATGGGAAGGTAATCGGAGGGTTTAATGCAGAGGAAAGATTTATTCAAGCCGCAAACCTGGTAGCAGGGACTAGGATCACCGAAGAAGCGTTAAAATTCGCAAAGAAACACGCTCACATGATCAAGGCAGATGAAATTGCCACCAAAAAACCGAAGCGTAAAGCCAAGTCCAGTGGAGACGCTAAGTCCATGGACCCGATGGATCAATTTGAGCGTTTAGCGAAACAAAAGGCTTTGAAACAATCAGCGTAATCGCTGGCCAACGTGTGCACCTCGGAAGTTGATGGAGACATCCGAAACTTACGAAAACAATGGCTGAAGTAAATACATTTAACGATTTCTCTGTCGCAGCACGCGAAGAGTATCCCCTCATTTCCAATATGAGCTTCCTGCTGAAGCCCCAGGTTGGAGCAACCCTGTTTGACGTTAATCCGCTGGAAACAGATATCGGAGAGATGTTTAAAATGGGACTCATGGAAGAAGTAATGGGTGAAGAAATCATCCACCATGAGGCAAACAAGCGTTTTGACGCGCCTTACGTCAACACGAATGCAACTCAGGCGAACGTTTATGGAACGGCATCTGTAGGCAATGGTGATCCCGCCTTGTATGACGGTCTGGATTATGTTCAACTGGCAGCACAATCTCACAGTCCACAAACGGGAGCAAACGCGCTGAAGTACTCCTATCCGCGCGTAGGTCAGTTGATCCAATTCAAAAACAAAGGTGTTTGGAGGATTAACGGCAAGAGGACAGCAGGATATGATGGCGCACATCGCCTGTATATCGTCAAGGTAGACTCATCCTTCCCTTCTCTGGCCAATACAATCACCAACGCTGCTGGTGTGTATGGTGGTGATCAGTTCGCGGTCATTGGCTCTGCATTTGAAGAAGCTACTTATGGCATGCAAACAGGCGTGGTGCCGACGTCCAAGACGTTCACCAATTACCTGATGACGATGTCAGATTACTACGACATCACCGACTGGCAGGCCAGGAACGAGACTTATCCGCTGGAATGGCATGGTAAGGTGCTGAATTTCGTATATCCGAAAGGATTTTCTGACACCGAAGTTCGATTCGCGTTTATGGAGTCCTCGGCATTGTTCCTGACACCCCGCGGATCAGCAATCCCTGGATTTGACAAGAACAACAATGCCGTAACCATCTCAACTACCCAGGGGTATATGCCTAACCTAGAGCTCAATGCCCCTAAGCTGTATTACGACAACAACCCAACGTTGGGCCTGTTCGAACAGATCATACGTCTGCGCAGAAAACTGCATCAGGGCCGTGAGTGCTTGATGCAATGCGGATATGAATTTTTGCTGAAAGCGAAAGATATCATCACCCAGTTTGGTGTGAATGGTTCCGTAGTTTACAATCGTCATGCGGTAGACTTGAACATTGACACCATCAAAATTGGTGGTTTTGTGTTCAACATGAAGGAATTGATGATTCTGAACCATCCGGATGTGACTGCTTTGCCTGGGTTTAACTATCCATGGTATTTCATCATCGCTCCTATGGATAAGACCAAGGATGCGAAAACCGGCATTATGCGTAATGCGTTCACAATTATGTGGAAACGTCAGATGGGTGGTGGATCCCGTGGTCACTACAAAATCTGGCAAACAGGAGCAGACGCAGATGTGCCGACTGACGACCAAGCGGTTAAGCGAATCCACCTTCGCACAAGAAAAGGAACCCGGGTTGTGGCAGCCTCCAAGTTTATTCTTGGACAACGTCTACAAAGCGCCTAAGCGTTGTTTGAAAAACATAAAAGGTTCGGGACCCGTCCCGGCCTTTTATTTTTGGCCATAAAATTTACAAATGTCAATAAAATTTTAAACCTTAAAATATGTCAAACAATAGTAAAAAGGATCAGAGTCCATTGCTGTCACTTGATGACTTGGATGATGACAAAACGAAATCTTTTGTCCCAAAATCCAAAATAGAAGAAACACCTGATGCTGCAACACAAGAAACCGCATCAGCATCGGAAGTGCGCCGATATCGTGAGGATGGGAAAAGACTGAAAAATATCCCGATCCAACTACAGGGATTAAGTTCTCAAATGCTTCCGCCAATAACCAAGCGCAAGGTGGCCAGATACGAGGTTATTGGAACCAATCAAGTTGATCCATTAACTGGTGAGTATATCATCGCTCCACCATGCATTATTCCAGGCACATTCACCATCTATGATCCATTTGATCAGGATGTGTTAAAGAGGCATAAACTACTGAAAAACGTTACACGAACAGAACTTGTGTTGAGAGACGGGAAGCAGGTTGTAGAGGAATATGTTGAGGATATTACGTTGGAAAACGGATGGAAGGATGTGGCGATTGAAAAGAATTACCTCCAATACGTTCTCTTGGAATTACATCCATTAAACGCCTCAAATAAGTGGAGATCATCCAGTGGTCAAGCCGCCGCGTTCAGAAGAGTAGATATTGATCGTAGGGCATGGGCTGAGACGCAGGCTGGAATGGACTTGGCTTTTGAGGCCGAATCTGTTGTGGTGGCATTACGTAAGCCAGACGAAATTATTGAGTATGCCCATGCGGCTGGCATTCCAACAGCCGGAAGAAATTTGGATGGTCAGGATAGCGTGAAATACGACTTGAGAAAATTTGCCCGCAAACATCCGCGTGATTTCTTCAAGCTCAACAAGAGCAACGAATCTGCTATTAAGATCGCGGTAATCGATGCCATCCAGATCGGTCTTATCGATTATGAAGTCGACAAAAGAGCGTGGTTTTTTAGCACCGATGGGGAAAGGATCGGATCCCATTTGCCCGGGGAGGAACCCACAGAAGCACTGATAAAGCTTTTTAAGAAGGAAGATTACAGAAAGCATTACGAGGTCCTTCAAAGCCAGTTGAATTACTGGGACTAAAAACTGTGGGTTTTATGTTGTAAATTAGGGCTTGTATTAACAAGCCCTTTTTTCTGATGGCCTTAACCAGATCATTCACTATAACTCAGCAGGATGGCGGTGAGACCGCGATTGCTGTCAATACAACGGTCTATGGAACTCCAAACCAAGATCGGGACGATGCCGCTGAATATGCGTTATGGTCAAAAACAAATTCGGCTGGCAATCGAACCTTTAACAATCCAGATCAGGGGAGCGTTTTAACGGCTCTTCAATACACTGTAGAGACTGAAATTGATGGGTGGTACGAATTAATTATTCCAAGAATTCAACCATACAACAATGCCACCGCTTACGTAGAGCAACAATCCAGCGGTAGTGCTGTGACTCAATACGCCAGCATTGTGTATTATCAACCCACCAATAAAGTATACAAGTGCATTGCTCCAACCACAGGTAATCTACCAACCAATACAAATTTTTGGGTAGAATTGTCAATAACAGATTTACCAAGCAATTTGGACAACACGAATATCGATGTGTACTATAAGAATTTCAATGCAGAGTATTTAACCAATAACTGCATACGCGATAAGTTTTCTGATGCTGGATGTGAATGTGATGAAAAAAACCGGAACCGGAATCAGCAACTACTGTACATGAAACAATCTGCGGATATAAATTTTGCTAATGGTAATCCGGAGTTATTTGAAAAGATTATTCGACAACTTGAAACAGACTGTACGCAATGCTGATAAAAGATGCATTCAGTATTCTTTCTGAAGCAAACTTAAAGATAGCTTCTTTAGGCTCTGATATCGTTGATCAGGCAAGAACCCCCAAGCAACCCAAAACCATCAAACAGCTTATCCAGGTAACATCCCTGTATAATATTTTGATGGAACACATATTGATCAATGAAGATGGTGACGCTATTGTGGGGACCATCGGGCAAAGTGATAGCACCTTAAACAAGTTGTTACTTTGCTTGAAAAAGGCAGCAGGAATAACATCATTTCCTGCACTCCCCAATCCGATACATTCTTTTGTCACAGAAAGTTGCTGCGGGTCTTCCCTTCCTGTTGGTGGATCAGAAGGAGACCTTCTGTATTTCCATAATGGAGCATGGTCATCATTGGCTAAAGGTAGCGATGGAGATGTTTTGGTGTCCACTCCCTTGTCTATTCAATGGCAAAGCGTTATTGGTAATGGCATCCCGGCTGGAGGTTCATCAGGTCAGTTCTTGATAAAAAACTCCAATACACCATACGATGTAATATGGGACACATTGACTTTATCTCAAGTTTCTGATGTTACCTCCAGTGCAGCAGAAGTAAATAAACTTGACGGAGCATTATGGTCTACAGCAGAGTCTAATACCCTTGTTGGCATCAATACTGGACAGAGCATCCAGTCGCAGTTAAACGCGAAGATGTCGACATCGCTTTTAAATGGATTCTTCTTCGTTGGCAATGCATCTAACATTGCCGAGGCTGTTGCTCCTTCTGGGGATGTTGTGTTTGACAACACTGGTCAATTTATTATCAGCGCTGGAGTCATAATAAATTCGGATATAAGCACTATAGCCGGAATAGGCAGATCTAAATTGGCCGCAGGCAACATAAACCGAATTGTCATTAACGATGCGTCTGGAGTAATGACGGATGCCAGCGCAATAACACCAAATATGGTTTTGGTGTCGGATGGAAACGGTATACCTACACACAGCACAACATCAGCCACGACATTGACGTATTTGGATGTAACCTCATCCGTACAGGCTCAACTCAATGAACGACTTGTTGTCGATATTTCCACTCCTGCTCAAGGTGATTTGATCTATTACAATGGAACTGATTGGGTTAATCTTGCAATAGGAACAAACGGACAAGTACTAACTTCAAATGGAACTACCGTGTCTTGGGGTTCTGCCGCAGCCAATGGTATTCCGTCAGGAGGAACAACAAATCAATACCTACGAAAAATTGACAACACGAACTACAATACGGAGTGGCATACATTTGTGTTGTCAGACGTCACAGACATATCCACAACAGCAACAGAACTTAATGTACTGAGTGGTATTGATACGGCGAATTTGACATCTACAAAGATCAACTACCTGATCAATGTAAATGCCGATATACAGGATCAGCTTAACAACCGTCTTACCAATAACCTGACGTTCCATTCTATTTGGATTGGAGGAGCAGGAAATACAGCCCAACAGGTATCAGCGGGTGTTGATGGGTCTGTATTGACCATTGTATCTGGTCATCCGACCTGGCAAACACCCCCTACTCCAGGTAACGTTTCAGGCCCAGTTTCTTCAACAGATAATGCCATCGTTAGGTGGAATGGTACTGCAGGTAATTCCATTCAAAATTCAGGCATCATCATCGATGACTCAAATAATGCGTCTGGAATATCCAGTGTAACGTTGTCTACCGGAGGAGCATTAAGAACCAGCACATCGAACACAAATACAGTTTTGCTGCAAGCCTACGATGTTGATGGAGCAGCGTATACGACATTTGCAACCCTTACGGCTGGCAATACGCCAACCATGGACTTATCGACTAGTGTTACAGTGGGTGGCGCTGCAATTTATCGTGTAGGAGGCACAGATGTTTCATTGGCAGATGGAGGCACAGGAGCCAGCCTTTCTGATCCTGGCGCCGATCGTATACTGTTCTGGGATGATAGCGCAGGCCAGACAACGTGGCTTGAAATTGGCACGAATCTGTCGATATCCGGAACTGTTCTAAATGCTACAGGCGGTGCTGGCGGATACTCAACCATAGAACAAAACGGGTCGGCCTTAACAGCGAGAACAACGCTTAATGTCAGCAATGGGTTAACCGCCGCGGATGACGCAGGCAATACAGAGACTACGTTAAAGTTAGGAGGAACATTAACAGGGAACACATCAATTACAGGGGCTAGTACTTATGACTTTAACCTTGACGCTAACAATGTGCTGCTATCTGCTGATGCAAATTTTGACATCAATGCATCTGTAATTACGTCAACGGCGTCGTCCATAAATAATGTACGAGGAAACTCATCAGTTCAAATATCAGTCCCTTCAACTTCATTTGCAATAAACGTTAGTTCCGCAGGAATACAGGTCAACGTAGGTGCTGATGCAACAGGCGATATTCATTACCGCGCAGCAACAACAGGATATTTTACAAGGTTACCGATAGGTTCCACAGGACAGGTACTTACTGTTGCCGCAGGTATTCCATCTTGGGCATCAACGGCGCCAGTAGACGCACAATACGTCACATTAGCAGTTAATAGTACGTTAACGAATGAGCGTGTATTAACACCGGAGTCTGGTGTTCTGTCCTTAACGGATGGCGGTGCTGGGTCAAATGTGACGATAGGAATCGCAGCGAATGGCGTATCAAATGATAAGATTCGGCAGTCTGTTGGATTGTCTGTACTGGGCCGATCTCCAAATACAACAGGAAATATTGCAGATATAACCGCTTCGTCAGACAATACCGTCCTTAGAAGGTCAGGAACATCTATTGGATTTGGCACCATTGGTATTTCATCGATGACGATGAATACTGATCGCATGCTTGGAAGAACAACCGCTAGTGCTGGTGCTGTTGAGGAAATAACGGTTAGCAGTGGCTTGACACTATCTTCCGGCGGATTGAAATTAGGTGGTTTAATTCCAGGTACCGTAGGATCAACATTGATTGAAGTAGAGGATAATTTCTCTAGCAATATGTTCGAAATACGAGGAACAGTGGCAAGTGCCACCAATTATGCTTCATTCGTAGTAGATTCTAGCGGTGGATCAGAATCTGTAATATTGAAAGGGGTATTCAGTGGAACGGTAGAGGCATCAATTATATTTAGTTCTGATGGAGTAGGTAGGTGTATTTTTCAAAACGGATCTCAAAATTTTAGTTTAGAAGGCGATGCAAATAATCTAACATTCACGTTTGTTGATAACAGAACTACAAAAAAGGGGATAGAATACTTAAATGCTGGATATGTCACAACAGACAGATCACTCACAGATCGTGGCTATGTTTTAGGATCAAAAACATTTGCCGGCTCTCAAACATTCAGGGCCGGGACTGCAACTGCTGGTACAGCCCCACTGTATATTCAGTCCGGCACGGCATTAACTACACCAGCCGATGGAGCAATGGAGTATCATAGTTCTCATCTATATTTTACCATTGGGTCTACACGTTATCAACTAGACCAACAGGGAGGAATCACTAATAGTGCTGCGAATAATGAAATAACAAAATCTAATGGCACCAACATTATTGGAACTAAGGTGTTCAGTTCTACCAATGGAGATATTGTATTAGGAGATACTGGATTAGCGGGGGATAGGACTATTTCAGCATCTTCATCGACCTCTCCAAGTAATATAATCATTAAACCATTTGGCGTTAGTGGCAAAGTGCACATCCAACCAAGTTCGTCAGTAAATTTTGTTAAAATAGGTTCAAATAATATTGAGTTCGCCGATGCTTCTCATGGTGCTATTTATGGTGCAGATATATCAGGTGCAGTGGGTGGGAATTTATACCTTGATGGTGGAGTTGGTACTTCTCTAGGTAATATAGGATTATTTAACAGGACAAGCGTAAACTTTCAATCTGGTCAAAGGATTATTCACATCGGTAACGCCACTGGAGCGCCAACCGCTAATCCTGCAAACGGAGTGTATGTGTATGCCGCTGACATAGTAATTAACTCTGTACTTCATATACGTAACGAAGCAGGAGATATAATTAAACTATACGCTCCGAATAATGGAAGTCCATACTCATTAACCAATGTTACAACCGATAGATCGTATAATGCGGACAGCACAACGCTTGATGAACTGGCTGATGTGTTGGGGACCTTAATAAGTGACCTGAAATTAACCGGACTAATTGCTTAAAATTATTGATTAACAATGGCATTTGTTTCTACCATATCTCGTATTCTTCAGAGAATGATTTCAACCCCCTCTATCAATGATGATGGAGATAATGCCAGCAATACATCCACTGACAATAGGCAAGTATTTTGGATTATAGGTGATTCTATATCTTTTGGAACCAACAACAATACTGGGCCTGGACCCACTACACCAGCAGGCACATTTTGGGAGTGGAATGGAACTAGTCTTGTTGAACTTACAACCAATGATCTTGCTGGAGTTCAGAATGGCAGTCCTTGGAAACAATTCGGACTAACGTATACGCAAACAAGAGGTTATAAAGTCGCAGTGGTAAATAGTGGTTCGCCTGGTGCAAACTTTTACGAAACTGATGGGAACACATGGATGTCAACTGATCTAAAGTACTCACAAGGGAAAACGAAATTACAGGGAGCACTTAATGCCGTTGGCGTCACTAAGCCAAGAGCGATTCTTATCATACTTGGTGTTAATGACACCACAACAACTTTCGATTTACCGACTCTCGTTCAACCACAAGTACAGGACTTGATTAATCGGTTAACTGCAGATTATCCGGATGTGCCCCTACTATGGGCACAAATTGGTAGAAATGCTGCAAGTGATAACTCCGCCAGATTAGTAACAGTCCGACAATATCTGAAGACAGCCATGCGAAACAATAATAATTGTCATTTTGCTGCTGATCTATCACATGCTGGGGGTGCTGGTTATCTCGGTGTTGACAACCTTCATCCAACCCAAACAGGAAACAACGAAATAGGAAAGCAATTTGCTCGGTGGTTTGATTTGTATCAGTACGATAATAAATGGGTAAGGTCAATAATTTCTTGTCACTATACAGAGTTAACAACTGCACAAAAAGAACTTATTAAGAGCTTTATTGATACTTTGGGAGAAAATTATTTCAACTTAGAATATTTTTTCCGTGGTAAAATAACGGCAGAAGTTGATACTTATTTTGATTATACATTTAATCATTCTGCTAAGAAATTCAGTACGACGTTTGCTTCCAACGACTCAGTATCCACTAATGGAACAAGCTCATACTGGATGATAAATTTTAATCCAACGACTGCACAAGTCGTAATGTCTCAAAATGATTTATTTGATGGTATTAAGATAAAGCAAAATCGTAGTGTTGCAGGCGGAACTACAAGGGTAGGATTATCACGACAAGGGACTCCACAAATAATCATTGGCCAATTAAACACGAGCTTAGTTTATTGGCGGGTAAATGATGCTACGACTAATACTATTGTAGGACAGACCAAACTTCAGGATAATTCCTTTTATAGTATTCGAAGGGTAAACTCTGCAAACAAAGAAATATATCAAAATGGAGTTCTGATTGGAACAGCCGTAGTTTCTTCTAATGGACTGCCAACTACTGTAACATACATAGGGTCGTCAAACGGATCTGCTAACTTTTTAGATTTTTCATTTGAATATATAGTTTCCGGAAAAGCATCTCTATTTAATCAACTTAATCTTTACAACACATTAGAAGCATTAAATAATAATTGGTGATTTATGATAAGATCGGTAAAAAAATATAGCATGGGTGAATACATTGAGTATTTGCCGAATGACTATCAAGAGAAACAGTACCACGTGATACTATTTCTTCATGGATGGGGAGAGCGAGGATCAGATATAAATCTGGTGGAAAGAAATGAAATTCCAGAACAATTAAAGATGGGATTTGAAGCGCCAGCCATTGTCATTGCTCCTCAGCTACCTCTTTCACAAGGAGGGTATTACCAAGCGTTCTGGAGTGCTATAAAACCAGTGCTAGAATCGTATAAGGCACCGCGTTATCACATCGCTGGGCTTAGTCTTGGTGGCTATGGCGTGTTCTACCTAATGTCATACGAAAACAATTTCTTCTTTTCCGCAGGTTGTTGCTGTGGCGCTGATGTACCTAAAAAGTACGATTTTTATAAAAATGTGCACATTAAAGGCTGGCACGGAAGCGCAGATGGAAAAGTTAAAATGACAAGTGTTGAAGGCACGGTCAATGTACTAAAATCAATGGGGGCCGATGCTGCATTGAAAGTATACCCTGGATTGGGCCATGATATTTGGAATTTGGCGTTCTCATCAACTGATCCGGAAAGTTATTGGGCCTGGGTAAAGCCATTTTTGAAGGATTCTGTGGGGGACAACATCGAGCCAGTGACCAAAATTGAAATTGTAAATGGTCAACGCGTAAGATATACGGTTGACGGAACGTTTTATGAGCATGATTTGTAAATTCGTATATTAGTTATACGGTTTTTAAATTCGGTATTATGCTTTTTCTGGTGCTATGTTGTTTCTCTGTTTCCGTTGTGCTGACCTATTTCACCTATAGGATCAGAAAAAGCAAACTGAAGATAAAGGAACTGGAAAAGGCCATCGATTATTATCTATCCATTAAAAATTCACAGTATGTCGAAGAAAAAAACAAAGACGGAGAAGCCGGAGAAACCTAAAAAAGTGACCACAGAAGGCCCTCCCAATCCCCCAACGGACCCCCCCGGAGGTGGTAACCCGAAATAGAGATGAAAAACCAGGTACCCAGGGAAGCGAAAGCAATCCTGTTTTTTTGTGGAGCTTATGTCATTTCTAAAATGTGGACGGTATTTCACGAGAGTACCGTCACATTTGATTTTTTCTGGTTTCATGATCAGCCATTGACATTGCGAATGCATCTCTGGTTCATATGCCGCATTGCAGAGATCATAATGATTTATTGTGGCATTACATTTTTGATCGAAAAGTTCAAAAATGAGATCACTGCAATCTTAGTTCTGTACATACTGGATTTGCCGGACTATCTTCTCATTTATCAGGAAGCCTTATTCTACATCGGATCAATCCCGATTGAATTCGGCATGATAAAAGGGGTCTTAATGATTATAATTGCCTTAATAACTTATCTCAAATGGAAACATTAGCATCTTCTCCTCCGCCTTCTCCGGACGCTTACTTTTGGTACGCTATCTGTATTGTTTTGGTTAGTATCCTTGTTTGGATTGTGAACAGATACATTTCACGGACTGAGCGACTTTTTGAGGAACTAACCAAAAACATAAACGAACTCATCCAGGTCACTAAAGTCCATGAGCACCGCATCTCCGATGCAGAAGATGACATCGATCATTTGAAGGATAGATTTGACAAAAATGCCAAATGAAAGCACTGAGACAAGATTAGCCAGATTGGAGGAGTACCGGCAAAATGTAAAAGACCAGTTGGGTAGGATTATTAGCCATCTTGAGTCTGAGCAGCGGGTTTATGGCGGCCACGGGAAACGGATTGACCTTATGGAAAAGCTGTTCGAAAAAATGCAACGTGACAATGAAATTGTAGAGCGATTGCTGCGTGACGATGAAAAAGGGCTGTCGGTTAGAATGGATCGCATAGAACAGCAGCAAAAAAGCAGTAGTGCCAGAATAGAAAGATGGATTTCGATATTGGCTGTAATCTTAAGTTTGGTCTCAATTCTTTCTCAATATGTAAAATAAGGCACAAGTTGAAATTAGCCTTTAAATCGCTATTTTTGAATAAATAATCATACACATTATGGCTTTGAAACTCACTTACGATGAACTGATCCTGGCAAGAGCAGTGGGACAACAGTACATCAACAAAAATCCGGAAAGGACTCCGCTGCATTATGCTCTTGAAAAATTCATTAAGAAGACTCAGCGAATGGCTGAGGATTATGCCGACAAAGAGAATGACATCCGCGTTGATTGTGCATTGATCGACAAAGACACAAAGAAATTTGTGCTTATGGATGACAAAAAGAGCATCGCTGTTGACCCGATTAAGGCAAAAGAATTCCAGAAAAAGATGCGTGAACTTGGCCGGGAAGAGGTCACCATTGAAAATCCTCACTTCGCGACATCTGTTCCGGATGACTTGGAGGCCGCATGGTTCCAGCAATTTGTTGGAATAGTAATCCGAGAGGATGACGATCCATTGATAAACAAACCAGAACTTGTCTCTCAAAATGGAGCAGAATGATTATTGATGAAGTATACAAACTTGTCAATTTCGTTGCCGATAAAAATGGCCGGGGGTACGTTCCTCCGGCCAGATTTAATTTATTGGCAAAAATTGCCCAGTTGGAATTCATCTCCATTCGGTTAGGTAATATTAAGGCTCTCAATGAACGCGGCGTTCCTCCATTCGGATACAAGTCAAACCGCCGCATAGATGTCGATCTTCGTCCATTTGTTTACGGCCCAGAAACCATATCCATCACCAATCAAGGAAATTTTGTTTACCCGTATGGGTTTATGTGGCCTGATGCGTGGCACAAAAACGATTTCTCTGTGATCGAGGAGATTGACAGTGATGAGTACCCAAGAGTTAAGCACAGCCAGATATATCCTCCAACAGAAGACTTTCCGATCCTTATATTCCGGAATCCATACGGATTCATTGATCCATACAGCATCGGTTCGTTTAAAATGAGCTATGTGAAATATCCATCGGATCCGGTATGGGGATTCAGTGTTGTGAATAATGAAGAGGTTTTCAATGAGGCAGCATCAGTTGATTTCACTTTCTCTCCAATCAACATGTTGGATGTCACAATCCTTATTTTGGAAAAAGTAGGGATCAACTTAGACAAACCTCAGCTTTTGCAGTACGCACAATTAAAGCAGGCACAAGGCACGTAAGATGGCATATCATAACAAACGATATTATGCTCAACGGGTGATCACAGGGCTTCAAAACTCTTATCCGAATCAGGATTTTAAGATTCGTGAACAAGAGGTTTTTCCTGTTATAGATGATATCGTTAATAAATTTGCTGAACAAAATTATTTTGACAACTGGAAACTTGCCGGTACGGCAATCGATGAAGGATTTATAACGACGTGGGATGAGGTTGAGGTGATAGATCAGGATAATGATCTTCCGAGTTACATGGAATTCCCGTCCAATTATGCTGCTCTTCCAAGGAACCGAGGGATAGAAGAAATCTGGCCATTAAACTATCAACTGAATGGACAAGACCATTCAGTTGTGATCATGTCTCATTCTGATGTTAGGCGTTATGCGAATCTGTATGCCGGCAACGTGGAAGGTAGACTGAGTGGATACCCTAAAGGAACTCGATTTTTCTTTACAAAGTGCGACGTAAAGAAGAGATATGGAAATATGGGGGTAAGGCTGGTGGTTAGAAGTTCCGCAGATATATCGCTTACCGCTCCCTATCCTATCCCTTCTAATTTTGAAGCACAGGTTATTGAACTTGCTATAAAGTATTTTTCGGATAAACGTAATTCTCCAACAGACACCGTACGTGATGGTAAAGATCAAGCATGAGTAATGATAAAAATAAATACTATGCACTAGGAAGTATTGTCGACGATTTCATTGACGACAATGATCTTCACCAATCATTTTGGCATAAAGCGCTAAAATGGGGAATCCGTGCTGTCCGAGAAATAAGGCTAGACATATTCCAGCACCCAAAGACAGAAATTCTTACTGTAACTGAACGAAAAACAGTGGTCCTCCCAGCAGGGTTTGTAGACTGGACTAAGGTGGCTGTTAAAAGAGGGCAGTATGTGATCACTCTGGCGGTTAATGATGAACTCGCTTCTCAAGAAAGGTCGGCCCATGAAGACACGGTACGCGGTCTGTTAAGCCAACATCTTCCAAACGGGACCGATTTTGGTCAATATGGAGGATATTACTTTTACAATTTCAACGGGAACACATTAGCTTCAATCGGCGGAGGATTGCCAAGCAAAGGGCATTTTAAGGTGTTTGATCATGGTGATTGCAAAGAACTTCTGCTGGATTACGATTATTCGTACTCAACGGTGTACCTAGAATACATTACCGATGGGATTGATCCGTGTAAAGAAACCATAATCCATCCGTATGAATATGAATACGTGATGGCTTTTATGGATATGATGTATGAGAAGAAGAACAATCCAAAGGCAACTAATTATTCTAAGGAAGATGCAGCCAGGGATGTACACTTTGCCGGAAAGAAATTACGTGGCAGATTCAATGATTTGAGTCCACGAGACATATTAACCATGAGTAGGGCAGAAGCCAGAATGACGACTAAACTATAATCATCATGCAAACATATTCTAACAAATCAAAAAAAGCCAAATCCAAGGCAAAGACAAACAAGATTTCTGTTGTGTCTGGAAAAGACACTACCCAAAAGCCAACGTTCCGAGTCGAAGAAATAAGCAATGGGTTTGTTGTAGAGAAATCGTGGTACGATGGCGACAAGTATCATTGCGTGAAGAAGTATTCAGAAACAAACCCTCTTGAAGATTAATCTTGGAAAAGAACAAGCAAGCAATGTTCACTCCGCTTGGCGGAATGAACCAGGATGACAGTATTATAACTCCTGCGTTAGGCGCCGGAGGAGCATCATTGTTTGCTAATGGTGATTATAGGTATGCGCGTAATCTTAGAATAGGTTCAAGTCGTTCCAATAATTTCGGTGACGGTGAGAACATAAAAAGTACGGTGGAGTCTACATCTTATCGTGTCCGAGGTGAGACATTCACCAATCCAAGCTTCCAGGGGAGCATGACTGGATGGAGCAATATTATTGTTGGTGTAGGCCAGTGGGTTTATATCAACAATTCAGTATTCATTTCTCCAACAGCGCAATCCATTTTATACCAAACGTTACCTGGGTTATCTGAAGGAGATGTTTTAAGGATATCTTACAATTACACTGTTGCTGTTGCTATGGAATTTAAAGTTGTGTTTCTAAACAATACAACTATCCTCTCAACACAAGTTCTTAATACTCTTACCGGAACAGTATCAGGATCATCCAATGTAACAATACCATCAAATTGTAATGGTATAGGATTCCAGGTCGTTGGATTAATCGGAGGACTTAACTTTTTCACTCTTTTTGATGTTAGTTTAACTGGCTGGACGTCTGGGTCTCGTCCATCCGGAAGATCAAAAACCATCGGTAAATATGAAGACACTGAGTTTTTAAAGATTTACCAGTGTAACTGGAATGAGAATGGGAATCATACTATTGTTCAGTATGATTTTGTTGAAGATGTAAGCTATGAACTTCTCAGATGGAGCGGACTTAATTGGAGTGAGAATTATTTTGTGAAGTTAGCCAAGCTGGATAACTGGATTGCTTTTACCGACAGGAATAACTCACCTCGGTTAATTGATGTTGATCTCATTAGCGATTTGTTTTTAAAACTTGGATCATCTCAATTCCGTGAGTTCCATATTTCGTTTCATAAGTGGGCGCCAGTAATGCCTCCAATCACGAAAGGATACTGGGATGG